CGGCGAAACCATTCGTCTTCGAACACACACCCATCCTGTGCGTGTGACCCATCACCACACTTGTTGAGAACTTCACCGCCGCGTTCAACGCGGTGTTGCCGGCAACCCTGGACAAGCTGATCTGGCCCCGATGCCCATGAGTGGTGATCCACCCAGGTGCAATCTTGTTGAACTCAGGTAACATTGTAATCTCATACTGCCTAAAGTCAAGTAGGGTGTCAAGGTTGAACGCCCCTGACTCCGCGAGTGCTGGCGCATACTTGGCTAGGTAGGTGCGTGGCCGTTCGTCGTGGTTGCCTTCGTGGACACCGACTGGGCCTGCATACACTTTGCGTAAAGGTTCGAGGAATATCCGTTTGGCTTGTTCGGAGTCAGCGAACACAGATCCCTCGAACTCGCCGGCGGTTCCTTTGTTCCACCTGGACGGCTGCGGGAAATCCATCAAATCCCCGATGTGGATTACCTCGTCGGGTTGCAGGTCACCTATGGCTTTGATTACCGCTTTGAGTGCTTTACGATCATGGTATGGGATTTGGGTGTCGGAGATAACGAAGATTCGTTTACTCAATTTTCCAGCCGATCAATTTCGCGGTTGAGGTAGTATCGTGCTTTCATCAAATCCTCCAAAGGATTAGGTGATTTGCGGCCTGCGCGGGCCACATACTTCACCACGTTGCCTAAACAGAAATTCAAGTTTTCGGTCAGGTCGATCACCTGGAACCCGTTAGCGAACTGGTAGTGGTCAGGGTTGATCGGGTCACTCATCGTCATCCTGCTCTTTCCACTTCAACTTCTCCAACGCCGCAAAAATGTCCATCACCACGGCCCCGAACTGTTCCCCGTCCTGGGCGGCGTCCAGTAGCTCCGCAACAGTTTTAAGTTCACTCACTGAAAGCCTCATCCCATTCCTCAGCCGTGATACCAGTCATGATGAACTCACGCTCATCAGGTGTCAGATCGGGGAAAGCGTGCTGCGCGAACACCCCTTCCTTCCATAAACTGATCTGCTTCTCTGTGACAGGTAAATCCATTTCACGAACCACACCAGTCAAGGTGGATTTACGTCTAATCAGCATCTTCTTCACTTTCTTCCGACCAAACATAGTCGTGGATCCGCTCAACCCACTTCGGGAACTCCATACCCACCGTGAAGTTAATTTCCAAACGCATTGATAATCTCCTTCAACTTGTCAGGCTGATAACCGATAACCGGGTCGAACCCGTCAGCCTCAATAACAGGGGTTGACTTCGCCCCAAGCCACCGTTCCAAATAATCTTTTGACACTAGATCGCGGCTGATATCCACAATCTCCGGGTCCATGCCGGCATCCCACATCTTCTGCACAACCCTTGTGCATGGCCGGCACCCAGGTTGGGTGTAAACAATCACCTGTTTCATTTGATCCTTTCGATTAAAGCGTTCCTGCCGTGTTTGACCACCAAGGAGTTCACGTCCTCCCCCGGCGGCATAGGGATCACTTTCGCGTTAGGCAACTGTTCAGCTATCGACGTTCCGAACTTCTGCCCCGCCTGGTCACCATCAGCCAAAACAAAAACATCCCGGTATCCGAGGAACAGGTCACGGAAATGGGGTTGCCATAAATGTGCCCCAGCCACCCCCACTGCTGGGATTCCGCACAGGTCTGCGGTTACCGCATCTATTTCACCTTCTGTGATCGCCACCACCGGGGTTTGTTGCATGAGGGCGGCGGTGTTGTATAGGTGCGGTTTGTCCCCTGCCACTGACATGTATTTGCCGTGCCCTTGGTGTTCGTGGTTTTGGAGGCATCGGAAACGGATCGCTATAACACCTGCCGGCCTGAGATACGGTATGGCTAGGTATCCGCGAAACATTTCATGCCCCGGCATCGGATCTGCCACGAATCCAAGTTTGTATCTGTCACCGATTGACGGGTTCTGTAAACCTCTAGTCGTCAAATACTCTGATGCTGGGCTTGCGGGTAGGCTTTGGTGGTAGTGTTTGGCCGCTTGCAGCAGATAGTGTCTCTGCGATTCGTTTAGCTGATGAATAGTTGATTCCTTTCTGTGTGGCGATCAGCGTCACCGGGTTGCCTTTGACTCCGCAGCCGAGACAGTTGAAGGCGTCTAGTTGGTAGGAGATTGCGGCTGATTTGATGGAGTCGGGGTGGAATGGGCACAGGGTGTGTACCCATTTCTTTCCGTTGTCCGGGGGTGGTTCCCATCCTGGGGTGAGGTATTGGATCGCTTGGGTTATCAATGGTGTTTTCCTGTGTTTGTTGTGTCGCCTGTTAGGGTTTGTCCAATAGGTTTTGAGGTTTCCTTTGTGTTTTGTGTGTTTTTGCCATTTGAACCTGCCCCTGTGTCTACCCACTGTCAAGGTGTGATGATAGTTGTTTGCCTATGTATTCTGTGTACGCCGGTGGGATCGCCTCAGCGATTTCCAGTTTCGTTTGGCACCAAGGCATCCCCATAGCGTCCCTCCATTCTTGGAGCGTGCCTTTTCCACCACCGTTGCCGTACACCGCGAAGTAAGGGCCGTCGAACTTTTCGCCGTGCCGCCAACCCGCAACCCGCCCTCGATGCTTGATGTGTTGCGGCTGCTCCAACTCGATGTTCGACTCAAACAGACGATGCCGGATAACCCGCAGACCGAACATTTCCCCACATAACGTGATCGGGTTCTGCATCGGGGCTCCCTGCACATTCTCGATCACATAAGGCTTATTTATCATGGACAGGACAGCCCTAGTCGCATCAAGATAGTCCGGGTAGTCCTCCGAGTTATCGTTAGTTCCTTTCCCCAGCGCGGAGTGCGCTTGGCAGGGCGGTGAGGCGTGAAAAGCATCGAACTTGGTGTAGTTGCATAGCAGGAAGTCCAGTGCGTCACCTTGGACGAACATGTGGCCGGCATAGTTAGGTTGTGGCGCGATGTCTACGCCTACTACATCAAAGCCTGCCCGGACGTAACCCATTGCCGCACCACCAGCGCCGCAGAAAAGGTCTAGTAATCTCAATGTTGCTCCTAAAGTCAAGTTTGCATGTCGGGTGTGACTCGCGCACCGATAACACGAACCGCCGGCGGCTCAGTCAAATAGTCGATACACCGCTCAAAGAACGCAATCTCATCCCTGGCGTGACCCAATATTTTCGAGTTGCAGGTCGAACAGAGCAGTCCTCTAACAACACCTGTTTTGTGACAGTGGTCAACGGACAGCTTTCGCCTAGCCCCTGTGGCACGCTGGCAGATGAAACACTTCCCAAGCTGATACCGATAGATCGCCCAATAGTCTTCCGATGTGATCCCATACACCTGAATCCAACGCTGCTCCTGCGTTTGGGAACGTCTACTGGCCCTTTTGGCCCTGTGGTGTGTGGCGCACCTAGGTCCGGGGTGCGGCGCTTTCCTCCCAGTCGTGATCCCTTCATCAACACAATCAATGCAGTTCTTCCGTTTGTGCCGTCGATCCTGAGAACGATTACTTGGCCTGCGCCTAGCCGTCGTCACCTAGACACCACCCAAGCAATCAACAACACATTCGCCAACCAAATGAACAAAGCAACAGTCAACAAAACATCCAAGTTCACGATCTGTCCTTAATGGTCATAGTGTCACCCCAAAAGTCCAACGCCACATAATCAAAACCAGAAGGATCAGCCTTACCCGCCCGGTTCTTCACAGTGGAAATCCGCAGGGAAGCCGGCCCCAACGGTTCGTTCACTTTATGCAGCGTCAAAACCATTTCCGGCACCCGCGCCAACTGCCCCTTCACACCCGAGAGTGGCACATGGCCTTCGGCATCGTTGTACTTACCGGTCACATGATGTAAACCGACTACGCATGATCCTGTTTTGCGGGCTTTGTCGTGCAAAAAATCCATCAACGATTCCAGGCCGGCGAACGGGTTCTCATCGTTCTCCTGCCCGCCGGTACGAACATTGGTGATGTTGTCCACGATCAACAAAGCCGGGTAGTCGCCTTGGAGTTCCCAATACGATTTCAGAACCTCTTTGATCCTCCCCAGGTCAGGTGATGCGTCATAGACGAACCTGATGGGTATGCCGTCGAACTTTTTTCCGTCGTCCCCGATGTTGCCTGCGCGAACCATGTTCGTTGTTTCGGATAACGGTTTCCCTGTGAGGATTGACAGGGTTCTGGATAGTTGGGTGAAAGCGTCGGAGTCTGCTGACAAATACAGGGTGGGTATTTTGGCTTTGAGTGCGTAGGTGAGGATGAGCGCGGATTTGCCGACGCCGGGGCCGGCGCAAATCAACGCTAGTTGCCCGCGTAGGAAGTTCGTTCCTTTCTGTTCAAGTGTTTTCCACACTGCGGGTAGGGGGTCACCGGAGTGCCCTTTGACGTGTAGTGATTGGTTGAGGGTGAACACTGTTCTCCTAATGTCAAGTTGCGTATCTGCAAGCCCAGTTCACATCACAGAAAGCGCACTTCTTCGGGTCTGGGTCGGGGTCAAACCTTTCGGCTTGAATGTTTTCCTCAAGCCTCAGGAACGCTTCTCTGACCCGTTCCCGCGTCCACTCCCCGATCCGGTAAGGAACAGTCGGTTTCCCCGACTTCCCCATCCAAAAATCGCCCACCGTGGGCGGGGCGATACCAAAGCTTTCAGCCAACGCCACCCCGTACACCCCTAACTGGAAATCGTCACCAGGACTGTTACCGGTCTTGTTGTCCCTAACAACCAAACCTTCCGGAGTGTCGATCACCGCATCAATGAACCCCCGAACCAGAACACCATCCAAATCAATATCGAAACCTAGTTCGATACCTGGGCTTCCATCTGGGGCGATCCAGATAACTTCCTGCGGATGACCTGCATACCAGCGAATGTACTTTTCGCACTGATCCAAACCAATCGAGTAACGCCTCTCAATGTCAAGTTCACCACCGTAAGGGCCGGACTTGAACCAAAACTCGAAGTTCGGTGTGACCTGACAGGCTTCCTCGATGTGCCGGCTGTAGGACTCCCTAAACACATCCTGCATCGTTTCAAGGGTCATGGTTCGACCGGATCGCTCGTAGGCTTCAGCAGCCTCGTGAACCGCCGAGCCTTGGGCTAACCAAGCAGCCGGCCTAGACCAAACCTTGTCGATGCGGGAAAGCTTGTAGGCGTAAGGGCAACGCTCATACAGCTTCAGTTGGGACACCGACCTGTGCATCTCAAACCTTCCCAAAAATGGTCAGTTCACCGTGACCGAACATCATCTGCTCATCCTCGATGACTTCTCTGTGTGTCACAGTGAACCCGTCAAACCTTTGTTTCACGGCCAGGTATTCAGGGTCGTCGTCCGCGACGAGGACACTCCGGTACACGAAACCTTCGCCGTGGTTTCGTTCGCCGGCGAAGATCCAATGCGGGTTGGCATAGCTCAAACCTTCTTCCAGTTTCATGTGTTCTTCCACTTCTCCGCCCTGTGCCGGGGCGAAGATTAAAACACGTGGATCTGACAACAAAAAATCTAAGGAAGTTGGGGTGGGAGCTTCCACAGCCAGTGGGCTTGCTCTGTCAACTGGGTGTGCTCGTTGACCCTGATGATGAGATCCCCGTCCGAGCTTCTGTGTTTCCTCCAAGCGAAACCTCCTTTGTTGCAAAACCCCGGTTCTGGGGGCAGGTTCGGGTCGTGTTCCAGCACGAAACCTTGCTGGATCTTGGTGTAGAAGGTTCGCAGCGCCGCAAGTTTGCGGGAGCTCATACCTTTGCCGGCGGTAGCCATGTATTCGAGATGGTCACGGGACAACCGGTACGGGGACGTGTAACACTGCTCCCCTTTCACTTTCCACGGGTAGTGCTTCATGGCTTCTTCCCGCACTGTGAGCGAACCGTTGTAGGTGTGTTTGTGCCAGGACACCGCTTGCCGTGTCCTGTCGAACATGCGGGCTATGTCTGACTGTGTGTAGCCTTGCGCTTTCAAAGCTTCTATTACCGCAAGGGATAGTTCTGGTGGTTTCTCGTTCATGTTATCTTCCATGATTTCCCCCCTGGTATGTTGTTGTTTTTACCCTTTCATAATACGTGTTATGGAACCTTGAGTCAAGTTCAAGCCTTTGTTATGTCTGTCGCCGGCACCCATTCGTATTCATCTGACAGATGCCAATGCACACGTATCATGCCGTGTGCCACAGCGGTGACCACACCTTGTATCCGGTGGTGTGGTAGGTAGGTGGGGTCAACTACTGTGTCCCCGATCCTGTACCGGGTCATGCCAAACCTTCCCATTCGGGCTCGTAGGGGTCGAATTCGATGAGTGACCAGGACAGTTTGATGACATCCCATTCGTCGGGGTCAAACATCCTCAAACCTCCTCAATATCAAAGGCAACCGAATAGGGCAGATATTCGTGATTGCTGCCGGGCACACGTCGGTATCCCAGCGCGGCCAAAGGCTCTTGCCACGGCAGTTCCAGCATGTCGCGGTCAACATCCTCCTGGGCGTCTAGTGCCACATCGTGTAGCACGGTAGGTGTGTCTACGATCTGCCCGTCGTCGTCGTATTCGCCTTGCATAACCAAGAGTGCTGGTTCGCCGGCGTTCCAGATACCTACCTCAGCCCAAAGCTTTGTTGTCATGCTCAAACCTCCTGTGGTTGACCATTAACAGGCATACGCCAGCAATAAAACGAAGCAACATCGTCGTCGTAATCAAGCATGTCGAACGAATCAGGGACGGTTTTGCACATCCGCCCGTACCAGTCCAAAACTTCCTGCTCTGCGCCCTGCGCTGTGTAATTCACAGCGCAGTAACCACCGGTAAACCCAGGTGTCTCTAGCTCGATCCCTGCCACATAAACGTGCAACACAATCAAACCTCCCGTACCTGATGCCTGTTAATACCCCATGTCAAGTCAGCCCCATGCCACGGCCCATTAGAAACCAGCAGATCGTTACCGACAAACGAAACCTCACCGGCGGCATCAACTAAACTTGACTCGTCGTAGTGCGCTTCCTGCACATAGATCAGCATGTCCATCAACCAGTCATTGAGCCCGTCTACCGCTGCTTCAAGACTTGAATACACCTGCGTTGCACCCACGTAGTCGCCTCCGCAGGCGTCTACCTCAACATCCATGACGTAAACATCCATACCTATCAAACCTCCTGATCTAAACCATGCGACAAAGCCGCATTAACCAACTCAACCAACGCATGTTCCACACAAATCTCACGCCTGGCCGCGAACGCAACAATCTCTGCGCTGCGCGAATACGGTGCCAACGGACCATCGTCGGGGATAGCTGCCACCAAACGTGCCAGCGTGCCGGCGTTCAAAGCTATATCCAACTCAAGTTCCATAGCTGTATCCATGTCGTCGGATTCGATAGCCTCATCCCACAACGTATCCAAACCTATGATTTTGTATGCCAGGTCTTTCATGCCTTAAACCTTTCTCAAAGTTACAGCGAACAACGGGTACAACGATTGCAGATGCTTAACATGCGACTCTGCCAAAGCTTTATTCGATACGTGGAACCATCTACAGCCCTGGCCGGCGCTGCTGCGCCATTCCACAACCAACACTAGCGCGACTTTCTAATTTCAAGCCAAGCCTTAGCATCAGCACGGCTATCAAACCTCCCAGAGATAGGTGTGTGGTGCGGACCATTGACCACATACCATCCACCTAGCACACGATTGTGAACAACCTTAACCATCCTCAAACCTTTCATATAATTCATCGTCAACATCTCTGCGCCAATCCTGGCTATCCCTCAAACCTTTGTTAAGGTGAACACCAGCGGCGTTAGACCGCCGGCGTTCAAGCCTTGCTTTCAACTGCTCCGGGCTAGCCTTACCCGGTTTAATGACTCAAACCTTCCGATAGATCATACGATTACCGGTATGCCCAACCAACGAATACCCGGCATCCTCAAGCCTTTGTTGTTTCCGCTCAGCATCCCGTAGCTGCTGCGCGGTAGCGAACATAAAGTTAATCTCGATTACCTCTGTGTGTTTCAAAACTCAAACCTTTCCATAATGTGCCATTCCATGATAAAGACCACACCACCTACTGTCAAGCCTCAAACGAAAGCTTTACGATACTCTGCCACGTCGATATCGCCCATCAGAAACTTTCGCATTATGCCGGCGGCATCCCTGGCCGGCATAGAACCATGCTCGATAATGTGCCCAATCTCCCACACAGTTTCACCTGGCATGAGAAACCATAGCCGGATACGGTTACCAGACTCTTGGATAGCTTGGTACCGGTAGCCCTGGCGTGTCCATTCCCAATATTTCATAATCAAACCTTTCCCTGGTGTGTGTTTTGTACTGTGACGTTTCACAACCTGGGGGTAGCTGAACCATCGCCGGCTACCCCCGACATACCGGCTAATCCCGCTCGATGAACCAGTCGAGAAACACGTCGAAATAATCCCCCGACAGCGTGCAACGGCTACCCCACCAATAGCCCTCAAGCCGTGCACGATTGCCGCCATCTGCGACGACCTCGATGTGTGGTCCGCCGGTACAGATGACCACGGCATACTCGCGTCCACGTTCATCGACAATCTCTAACGGGTAGTCGGTGATATCGCCGGCACCATCGGGTAGGCACGGTTCGCAGTATTCATCGACACAATCCGCATACAGATCTACGTCATCAGCTATGGCGTAGGTATCGCGTGCCTGGTCTATCGCGTCATCGTCGCTCGATGCGACGATATCGCCGGCGACAAGCGTATCCGTGGCGCTGTCTGGCGTATCCGCATATACGGCATACATACCGCCGTACTCGCCGGACTCGATCAGTGCGACATACTGCCGCACCGTATCCGCCACGTGTTCACACTGCTGCCGTAGGTTGTCATCATCGCGTGTCATTAGTACCCTTTCGTTTGCGTTCTAACAGTGCATCGAGTCCGGCGGGGTACTCTCACTTACCCCGCCGGCTACGAAACCCGCTAGGACGCGACTAGAGCACCTAGAGTCAAGTCGATGACATACGCGTCATCATTCCAGCGTGACACGGTTACCGTGTCGCCGGCATTAGCCACAATCCACGCCACAACATCATCGGTATGAAAATTGACAGCGCTAGAGTCGATGAAACTGGGGTAGTCGCTGATGACACCGTAGTTACCGCCGGAGAACGTCAACTCATCGAGTACCGACACGGCGTGGTCGGTAAGGTCCGATGCGTCAACGCCTAACGCCTGGGCTAGCGTAATCTCTGCATCGTGCCGGCCATACGATGACCAGTGTTCGTCAATCATTTCCGACTCAACATCCGACCATAGGGACTCATCGAGTACCGGGTAATCCATAAGAGCAGAAACCACGGACACTAGATCATCAGGGGCGGAGTCATCGAGTCCTAACCCAATCGAGTCGATATCTGACCACGTATCGGTATGGATATCGTAGTCTTTCCAGTCCTCAGCTAGCCGGCGGAAATTGCTTACCGATACCGCGTCGTCGTAGCCGTGGACGTCACGCTCACCGACTAGCCTGGTAGAGAAAACAAGCCTGTCCTGGTAATCAGTGCGGTAAGTGTTCACCACTTCCGCAACGTGGTCAATCATTTTACGCCAACCGTGCTTACCGTCGTCGCTACCGAACTCGCCGGCCAACGCTTGCCGCACTGTCAATCCTGCCATTGTCCTACCCTTTCGTTAGAGGCTGTCATGCTACCTAGAGTCAAGCTATCCCGCAAGCATCAACTCGTCATCGTACCGGCTATCCGTACCACGGTAATCATTCCAGCCAATCGAGTCCCATTGCACACTCACGATCATCGAACCATCGAACCGGCTAACCGACTCGATGCCGGCAACGTAGCCGGTAACAATCTTGCCGTGGATATCGTAGACCATGCGGTCGATGACACGGTTACCGACAGCGAACATGCGAACCTACTTTCATCGAGTGACGTTAACGATGTTCAAGCTACGGCAACAGCTACCTAACGTCAATGTGACGCTAGTCACACTGGTCTAGGTTGACTGGACACTACGGTGCCGGGGGTTTCTGCTATCCAGACTTGACAGTAGGTAGCCGGCATGGTTCAATAAACATATGCGTACACATGAGAGCTACCGATTCGTCCTATCTATCCGTGGCACTACCCCGCACTACTGCGACGACCCACGTAAGGCGGCACGGCTAGCCGCAGAGTTCCGCGCCGCCGGCTACGACGTGTACGTCATCGACAGGGCCGATCCCGCCGCCGGCACCGACTACGCCCGCAAAACGTTCTAACCCCCGCTAACCCATACCAGGAAACCCCCAACAGACAGGAAAACCCCCGAAATGAGAAACCCCCGCACAATCGCCCGGTACGCCGGCGCGCTAGCCGTCGCAGCACTACTAACCCCCGGTACCGGCGAACAATCCGTAATCGCCCACCTATTCACAGTACAAAACCCCATCTGTTACGAGGATGGCATCGACAGCAACGGGCACGCTTGCGTATGGGACTGCACCACGATGGGCAATGGGCAGTGCGGCCCGGTAATCACACCGGCCCCGGCCGAGACGGACACCGGCGAGAACGTAGCCGGATACAACTAGACAACAGCTAGACCAGAAACCCCCGACTAGCGGGGGTTTCTGTATATGTGGCCTAGACCACACAAAACTAGGGCTTGACAGTAGGTAGGCTACCCGGTAGGTTTCTAGGTATGACAAAAACCACCGCAACCAAACTGGCCGCCGGGTGCTACAACTACCGCGGATGCAGGATTGAGCAAGACTGGGATTCTGAGTTCTACCAGGGCTGGTGGGCCATCTACGACCTCGACGACCCGCTCATGGAGCGGGAGTTCTACTCGACAAAGCGCGCTGCTATGGCCGCGATCGACGGCGACCCGCCCATCGGATATTGAGCCGCCACCACCTAACTACCTACCGAAACCCCCGACGCTACGGTGCCGGGGGTTTCTGCTATCCCCGGCACTGTCACACCAGGGCACACCAGAACACGCGACAGCGTGGCATATAGACCGCACTACGGCACACGCACACGTGTGCCACACCATCGAGCATCGACAGCGTGTGCCATCGGCAGCACACGCATAACAGGCCCCAGAATCGACGTAGACACACGCACACACACTTCCCGGCACTGCCTACCCGACAGTGCCACTCGATGCCCCAGCATCGACACCAGGGCACCGTACGGTGCCACAACAACCCCTAACCCCAGGGGCCGGCAGCCGGCCCCCAGCTCCATGAC